CTCTTCAGTCACACGACAAGGCGCTTATGAGCCGTTTGATTTGCAAGTGTCCCGTGGACAAATTGCAGGTCACCGTGCGATTTTTCGCAGCGCCTATTCGACATTGGTCACCACCTCGCAAAACTACGCAGTGTGGAACCGTGCGGCAAACTACACGTTTCCCGTGTCAGCTTCCGTGATGACCTTGTCGAGTTCATCGGCTGGAGATACAACCCAATCCGTGCTGATTACAGGCTTGGACTCAACCTACACTGAGATCAGTGAAGTGTTGACTCTGAATGGCCAAACAGCCGTCACATCAACCAAGTCGTTCTTCCGTGTCAACGACATGCTGGTGTTGACCGATAGCCCAGTTGGAAACATTTACTTTGGTACTGGCACCGTCACCTCTGGCGTTCCAGCCAACGTCTATGGCTTCATCTCTGCTGGCGACAACAGCATGATGTGTGGCGTGTACACAGTGCCTGCTGGCCATACTTTGTACATTCAAGGCGGAAGCATCAACTGCTCACTGGCAAACCAGAACAAGTTGGTGACAGTCAACTTCAGCACATCGGTGGCTGGTGTGCGTTACAGCGCCGCAAAGATTATTTCAAGCGGCGGGTATCAGCACTATCCGTACACACCACCATTGGCCGTGCCAGAGAAATCTGATCTACTTGACACAGCCACCACGAGCGACAACACAACGTCAACGTTGACGGCCAACCTGTCTGGTTTACTCATCAAGAATGCGGACTAAATATGCCACTCATCAAATCAAAATCTGACAAGGCGTTCAAAAAGAACGTGGCCACCGAAGTCAAAGCTGGCAAGCCAGTGAAGCAAGCCGTGGCCATTGCGTACAACACCAAGCGCACAGCCAAAAAGGCATATGGTGGTGAGGTCACATGGGATGACATCGACGAGCCACGTCCACGTCGTCGTGTATCCACAAACCCCATGGACTACGACAGCGACGAGGATTACTACGCAGCGCGCAAACAGTCTGGTTTGCCTGCACGTCCAAGTGGTTGGACAAAAGAAGAGCGTGATGCAATCTTGAATGCAAAACCTCACAAAGCACAGCCATACAAAGCCCCTGTGGTGCCAAAACGCGACCCAGAGAAGGAGCGTGCTGCGATGGAAAGCATCGAAAAGTCTTTGGCCAAGATTCGCGAAATCAAAGAAGCCAACAAAAAACTGATGGCATCTCGCGGCAAGAAGTCTGGCGGCCAAGTCAAAAAGATGTGCGGCGGTGGCTGGTAATGGCCAAGGGTCTTTACGCCAACATCCACGCCAAGCAAAAGCGTATTGCTGAAGGCTCTGGCGAGAAAATGCGCAAGGTCGGCAGCAAGGGCGCACCCACCGCTGAAGCATTCAAAGAGTCTGCAAAGACTGCGAAGATGAAAGAAGGCGGCGTGAGCTTGGCAGTTGGCCGTGGCGAGAAGCTGCCTGCATCGCAAGGTGCAGGTTTGACGGCCAAAGGTCGGGCCAAGTACAACCGTGAGACTGGCAGCAATTTAAAGGCTCCACAGCCCCAAGGCGGCGCTCGACGCGATTCATTTTGCGCGAGAATGGAGCCTGTCGCAGAGAAAAGCGAAAAGGGCAGCCGTGCGCGTGCTTCGATGCAGCGGTGGAATTGCCCAGGCTGGTAAGGAAAGAAAATGGCATACAGCGGAACAGTCGGTCAAACCGTCGTCACAGTTCAAAACTTCATTGACCAAGGTGCCCGTATGGCGGGTAAGTTGGCCGAAGAGTTGACCGTGGAACAAATTCAAGGCTCCAAGCAAGCCTTGTTTTTCATCCTGAGCGACTTGCTGAACCAAGGCATCAACTACTGGGCCATCGACAAGAAGGTCTACGGCCTGACCCCCAACCAGTACGAATACGAGCTGCCCGTGGGCGGCAATGACGTGCTGAATGCCTTGTATCGCTGGATGACACGTCCATCAGGCAGCTACACATCATCGGCTGGTGGTGTGGTGGCCAACGTGTACGACAACGACGTGACGACCTACTGCCAGCAAAACGCTGCCAATGGAAACATTTCCGTCAACTTCGGCACGGACAACCCTCAATACGTCGGCTCGATTGGCTTCATGCCTTACGTGGCCAACAACGGCTCTGCTGTGTGGAATTACACGCTGCAATGCTCAATCGATGGCAGCACATGGACAACGCTGTACACGGGCACTGACGTGGCTGTGCAAAACGGCGAGTGGGTGTGGCAGGACATCGACCTAGGCGCTGACGTCCAGTATTACCGCATGGTGGCCACTGGCGGCACCACGCTTGCGTTGCGTGAGTTGTACTTCGGCGTGAACTCAACTGAGATCACCATGTCTCGCTTGAACCGCGACGACTACACCAACTTGCCCAACAAGAATTTCACAGCCAACCAGCCATTCCAGTATTGGCTCAACCGCACAATTCCCCAAGCAAAGATCACGCTGTGGCCAACGCCACAAGATGCGTTCTACCAAATGACCGTGTGGTACTCCCGCCAAGTGATGGATGTGGGCGACCTGAGCGGCCAATTGGAAATCCCGCAGTACATGAACCAAGCGATCCAGTTGACCTTGGCTCACCAAATGGCAATGATCCTGCCCTCTGTGGACATGGCGCGCATCCAGTATTTGGAAGGCCAAGCCACGAAGGCGATGATCTTGGCTGAGAGCGAAAACCGTGATCGTTCACCGATCTACTACGCTCCCAACATCAGCGTCTACACGAGGTAAGCCATGCCTCGCTTTCTCAACACCGAAGGCAACGCATCGCTGGCGATCTTCATTTGCGATAGATGCAAGATGAAGCGTGCCATCGATGAGGCCATGCCCGATCCGAACTTCCCAGGCCTGCGCGTCTGCCAACAAGGCTGTGCCGATCAACTCGATCCGTACCGCCTGCCTGCGCGCAAGACCGAACGGATCACCCTCCGCTTCCCAAGGCCAGACGTGTCTGTTGCAGTTGAAGACAACAGCCTGATCACCGACAATAACAACCAGTTCGTGATCTCGCCAGAGCAAAACACGCAGACGCCCGAAAACAACGGGAACCTTGACAACCTCAATGTGAGTCCATAATGGCCAACGTAACCATCACCCAACTCCCACAAGCTGGTGCGATCACTGGCGATGAACTCGTCCCCATCGTTCAAAACGGTGTGACGGTTCACACCACGACTGGCGCGATTGCTGCGTCACCAAGCCAAACCCAAACCTTCTTGACGCTCAACCAAGAGCCAACATTGCCAAACAGCCGTCGCTTGTCTGGCGGTACTGGTGTTGGCTTGACTGACAACGGCGCTCAATCAACACTGCGCATCGTGCTGAATGGTGCCTCTGGCAGCCTTGAAGCCGCAGGCAATGGCATGGTTGCCAAGACGGCATCAAGCACTGTTGAAGCACGCACGCTGACGGCCTCTGGCAACGGTTTAGGCATCACAAACGGCGACGGTGTATCTGGCAACCCAACATTCGCTTTGACGGGCGTAGCGGCTGCTGTGGCCAACTTGGGTGGCACTGGCATTATGGCCATCCAAAACGGCACGACTGTGGGTGGTGTGCAGATCTTGGGCACCACAAATCAAATCGCAGTGGCCAACGGCAACGGCACAGGCAACCCAACGGTGTCGATTGTTGACAACGTGGTGCTGCCAGGCACTGGTGCGATGACCGTCCCAAGCGGTACCGACGCACAAGAGCCTTCTGGCTCTGGTGGCCAGATCCGCTACAACACCGACCAAGACGCCTACTACGGCTATTCCGCTGGCCAGTGGCGTCAGTTCTCGTTGGCTGGTGGCGTGACGCTGATCGAAACTGGCAACGGTTTGACTGGTGGCCCCATCACTTCGACTGGAACTATTTCCATCGACACCAACGTGGTCGTCACGAAGACTGACACCCAGACGTTGACAAACAAGACGATCAACGGCCCAGACAACACGCTGACCAACATTGCCAACGCATCACTGTCGAACTCGTCGGTGACGTACAACGGCCAAACAGTTGCTTTGGGCGGCTCTGGCACGATCACGGCCACCACAACCAACGCGCTGACTATCGGCACTGGCTTGCAGTTGAACTCTGGCAGCACTTTCGATGGCTCCGCTGCGAAGACGATCAGCATCGACAGCACCGTGGCCACTTTGTCTGGCAGCCAAACGCTGACCAACAAGACCATGTCTGGTTCGTCGAACACGTTCTCTGACATCCCCAACTCAGCGTTGACCAACTACTCTGTGACCTTGGGCACCACCACGGTCAACTTGGGCAACACGTCGCTGACATTGGCTGGCTTGACTTCGGTCACTGTGACGCAAGATCCAACGGCTGATCTTCAGTTGGCCACAAAGCAATACGTTGACACCGTGGCCCAAGGCTTGAACGTCAAAGCATCTTGCTTGTGGGGCACGACAGGTAATATCACGCTGTCTGGCTTGAGCACTCAAGCTGGTGGCGAGTGGAGCGGCAGCCTCACCGCTGGTGATCGCATCTTGGTGAAGAACCAAAGCACCGCAGCCGACAACGGCATCTATGTGGCCGCAGCAGGCTTATGGACACGCTCGACAGACGCAAACACATGGAATGAGCTGGTCTCTGCCTTCGTGTTCGTGCAGGACGGTGCAACGCTTGGTGACACTGGCTGGGTGTGTACGGTAAACCCCGGCGGTACTCTGGGTGTCACAGCCGTCACATGGACTCAATTCAGCGGCGCAGGCACTTACACGGCTGGCACAGGGCTGACCCTCACAGGCACCCAATTCAGCCTCACATCGCCCGTTACGGCGGCTCTGGGTGGCTCTGGCTACACCAGCTACACCACGGGCGACATGCTTTATGCGTCCAGCTCTTCAGCACTGAATAAACTGGGCATCGGCACCAGCTCGTACATCATGACTTCGAGCGGCAGCGCGCCACAGTGGTCGGCACCTTCGGGCATCACCGTTGGCACGGCCACAAACATTGCAGGCGGTGCAGCAGGCTCGTTGCCATACAACACCGCATCGGGCGCAACATCGTTCTTGGCACTTGGCTCGACCAACTACGTGCTCACCGCAGGCGCTTCGGCACCTCAGTACGTCGCACAGAGCACGCTGTCGGTTGGCTCGGCTGCCACGGCAACTGATGCAACCAATGCGGCGAATACGGCCATCACGACCAATTCGACGAACGCAAATTACTACCTGACTTTCGTTTCCGCTACTACTGGAAACCTGCCACAGTTGGTAAACTCTTCAATAACGCTGAACCCAAGCACTGGCATGCTCACAAGTAGCATTGCTGGTGGGGCTTTTTAAGGAAACGACATGGCACAGAGTGGATACACCCCAATTCTGATTTACGGCAGCGCGACGCCTGGCAACACGCCGTCCGCAGGCAACTTGACAAGCACCACCTCTGGTGCCGAGTTGGCGTTGAACTACGCAGACGGCAAGCTGTTCTACAAAGACAGCAGCGGCACTGTGCAGGTGTTGGCGACAAAAGGTACTGGCCCTATTGGCGGTTCAAACACGCAGATCCAATTCAACAACAGCGGTGTGTTGGGTGGCTCTTCAAGCCTCACATGGGACGGCACATACCTCACAGCAGGCAGCATCAAAAACAGCGCATTGACTTCAGGTCGTGTGACGTTTGCTGGTGCAAGTGGTTTGCTGTCAGATAGCTCGAACTTGACATGGAACGGTTCGACGCTCGGCGTGACTGGCACTGTTGCCGTGACTGGCGCACTGACTGCGACACTGGATTCGACATTCAGCTCGACAGGTGCGTTGACGATTAGCAAGGGTACGACTGCACAACAGCCTGGCACACCCGCCACGGGCATGATGCGCTACAACACCACGACCAATCAGTTTGAAGGCTACAGCGGCGCTTCGCCTGCGTGGAAATCGATTGGTGGCTCTGCGCTGAGCAACGACACCAGTACATCGTCAAACCTGTACCCAGTGTTCGCTTCGGCCACCACAGGTACTGCTGAGAACTTGTACACCAGCAACGCAAACTTGCTGTACAAGCCAAGCACTGGTGAATTGACAGCGTTGGCGCATGTGTCGAGCAATGGCCTCACTGTGAACTCGGCAACCGTGTCGGTGAACTACACAATCCCCGCAGGATCGAATGCGATCTCGGCTGGCCCAGTAACAGTCAACTCAGGCATCACCGTGACAGTATCGTCAGGCTCTGTCTGGACAGTGGTTTAAGGAGAAAAGAACATGGCAGTCGTAATCAACGGCACAACTGGCGTGACCACGCCAACAGGCACGTTTGCAACAACCATCGGTGTCGGTGGTGCAACTCCTTCAGCTTCTGGTGCAGGTGTCACTTTTCCCGCATCTCAATCAGCATCAACTGACGCAAACACGTTGGATGATTATGAAGAGGGGACTTGGACTCCAATTGTGATTACCGATGGCGGTGGACAATCTATTACCCACACAGTTCAGCGCGGTGTCTACACAAAGGTTGGTCGAGTAGTGACTGTTAGTTGGTACGTTGCTTGGTCATCATTTACTGGAGGTAGCAACGGTGTTCGTATCTCAAATTTCCCTTTTCTGAGTCAAAACTCAGGGCCTGGGGTTTACTACACAGGATCAAATGCTGAACATAGCTCATCTATTACTTATCCAGCGGGTTTGACAACTTTGACTTATGAAGTAGCCCAGAACGCTACTACGGCGTTACCCGTTTTGAACGGATCTGGCGCTGGAACGGTTGGTTTAACAAGAACCTACGTGGGAACAGGTAATGGCTATTTCATTGGTTCTGTTACTTATGACGCAACCTAACCACGAAGTTCATTAGCCTGACTGGATTGGTCAGGCTGGACACATGAAAGGAAATTAAATGGCAATTACCAAAGAAACAAAAGTGGATCAAATCACGGTGACCGAGAACGGCATCGTGCTTTACCGCGAAGCAACTCGTGTCGTTGAAGACGGTAACGAGATTGCAAAAACATTTCACCGCACGTCGCTGACACCGGGCCAAGACCTCACAGGTCAACCTGCTCAAGTAGTAGCGATTGCTCAAGCCGCATGGACACCAGAGGTCATCGCGGCGTATCAAGCAATGGTGGCGGCACAAGAAGGAGCACGCAATGTCTAAAGTCCAACTAGCTGGTAACGCCAGCGGCACAGGCATCTTCACGATTGCCTCACCGAACAGCAACACTGACCGCACGCTGACGTTGCCAGATAACACTGGCACGCTGTTGACGACTGGATCAACTGCGGCTGTAACTCAGGCAATGTTGGCTACTGGAGTGGCTGGCAATGGCCCTGCGTTTAGTGCTTACGCAACATCAAACCAAACTGGTATTAGTTCTGCTACTTTCACAAAAGTCATTTTTGGCTCGGAAAATTTTGATACCAATAACAATTTCGCGTCATCTACATTTACGCCAACTGTTGCTGGCTACTACCAAATTAACGCTGTTTTAGATTTGGGTTCTGGAACGCTTGGCACAGGAATTGTCAGAATTTACAAAAATGGAGCATCTTCTGTTTACGGTGGAGGAGTTCTTGGAGATTCACTTAGCGAACTTTATGTCACTGCGAATGGTCTTGTGTATTGCAACGGAACGACTGACTACATTGAAATTTATGTTTACATGTCATCAACAAGCAACATTGTGTATGGCGCAAGCACATTTTCAGGATTCTTAGCGAGGGCCGCATGATGACACTCTACGAAAAAATTAAATCAATCTATTCTGAACTCACAGACCGTGATTTCATGACCGTCATTACATTGCAAAACGACAGCGATGGTCGTGGCGACTACATCGCCAAGTGGGAACACCCAACACTGGCTCGTCCAACTGACGAGCAACTCCAAGGAGTCCAAGCATGAGTTACGGAACAGTACAAGCAGAAAAGATGACGACAGAGTCTGGCTACTCGCTGGGCGCTGGTAATGCGTCGTCGTTTAAAAATCGAATCATCAATGGAAATTGCGCAATCGATCAACGTAACGCAGGTGCAAGTGTTTCCACTTCCACTATTAACAGCACCGTTTACACGATTGATAGATGGGCGTATGTAGTAAATACAGCCAACAAATTTACTATCCAACAAACACCAAGCGCAACGGAGACTGGGTACGCAGCGCGAGTTGGTGCTGGGTTCACAAATTATTTGGCATGCACCGTGGGCGCGTCTGCAAACGTGACTGTAGGTTCTACAGACTTTTACGGTCTTCGATATAACGTCGAAGGATTAAATGTTTCCGATTTGGCGTGGGGTACCTCAAGCGCAAAACCAATCACTCTGTCATTTTTGGCGTACTCTAGCGTCACTGGAACGTTTGGAGGATGCGTTGGAAATTCTGGAAACACAAGAGCCTACCCATTTACCTATTCAATTCCAGTTGCAAATACTTGGACGCCAATTTCAGTCACCATTGCTGGCGACACAACAGGGCTTTGGCTGACAACAAACGGCGTCGGACTTAAATTTACTTTTGGTTTAGGTATTGGTTCAAGTTATAACACCACCGCTAATGCTTGGGCGGCTGGAGAATACTACGGGCCAACTGGTGCGGCAACTCCAATCACAACCAACTCCGCAACCTTCTATATTACTGGCCTTCAACTCGAAGTCGGCACTGTAGCCACATCGTTTGACTACCGTTCGTATGGTACTGAGTTGGCTTTGTGTCAGCGGTATTACTACCTTGTATCAAGCGGCTCCACGAGAGCGTTTGCGATGGGCGGGTATCAAACAAGCGCGTACATAGAGGGGGTTGTGCAGTTCCCTGTGACCATGCGAGCCACTCCAGCACTTGAAGCCACCTCAGGAACAAATTACTACGGCATATATGCAGGAAATGTTGCGGACACTTTCAACTCATTGCAATCTGAGTATTTAAACGTGAACGGTGCTACGGTATACAACGCAAGCGAGGTGTCGGGCACTGCTGGTTATGCTGGTTGGATTTTTACAAACAACGCAAGTGCAAAACTTGCCTTCACTTCGGAGCTGTAAATGTATAAATTAGCAAAACCAAATATGTTTGGTGAGACAGTGGTTGTCATTCAGACTATTGAAAATATGGTTCGTTCAATTCCGTTTGCCGAAGACAATACAGACTACCAAGCCTATTTGAAATGGCTGGAAGAAGGCAACACGCCTGAGCCTGCTGACGAGCAAGGAGCCTAACCATGGAAAACGTTCAAGTCAGTTTGGCTCTGTTGAACTCAATAGTTGGCTACCTTGGTACAAAGCCGTTCCAAGAAGTCCATCAATTGATTGAAGCAGTGCAAAAAGAAGTTGCAGCCCAAGCCATCAAGGATCAGCAATGAGTGACTCGGTGGAAACAAAGTTGGCAGTCCATGAAGCGATCTGTGCCGAACGGTACAACCGCATCGATGGACAACTGACGTCTGGCGACAAGCGCATGGCAAAGATCGAGTACCTGTTGTACGCAGTGATCGCTGTTGTGTTGCTTGGCCCAGGCGTTGGTGCGGAGTTCTTCAAGCACCTGTTCAAGTTCTAAAAATGTGGATCCAATCAGCCTCCTACTCATGGCGCAAAGCGCAGTCGCTGCTATCCGTAGCGGTTGCGAAATGCTTCGTGACGGGAAGGCTGAAATCGACAAGTTCAAATCCACAGTGGAAGGCGGCGTCAAAAACGCTCAAGCCATCTACAAAGAGGTCACTGGACTATGGGGATGGATCCAAGGTTTATTTGGTGCGCCTCAAAAACCTGTTGAACGCCCTGTCGTTCAAGCAGCCGCCGAGCCAGCCAAATCACCCGCGAAAAAACCCAAGCGTGAACCTGAACCAAAGCTAAGCTATGAAGAGTTCCAAGCCCGTGCGGTGCACGAGATCTGTGAAAACCTGAAGGTCTACTTCGAAGCGATACGTGAACTGAAATTACATTGTCGGGAACTTGAAGAGCAATCTCTCACCACTGAGAAGGTTGCCGACAGTGCGATTGATCGGATTGAAATTGAGTGGCAAATGCGGCAATTGGCTGCGCAGCTCAAGGACGCGATGATTTATCAAACACCGAAGGACTTGGGCCTTGGGTCGATGTACGAGAACTTCTTGATCACGTATGACGAGATTGTCGAAGCACAAGAATTTGCACGAGCTGTCAAGGCAAAAGAACAAAGGGATGCCAAGTGGCGACGCGAATTGCTCAAACATCACAGAATCGACAGGGCGCTAACAGCAGTGGCCGTGGTGGTGGTGATTCTATGGATGTGGGGCATAGTGCTATCGCTCGGATGGCTCGTGAAGACGCGCGTTGGTTTATTGCCGCAGTTGTTGTATTGAGCGTGGTGTTGTTCTTTGCGTTGCCCATGTCAGTGTTGATCTATGTGGACACCGCGAAGATGCAGGCCGAAGTGCGGTACGAAGTGAAAAAGATGAAAAAACTTCAACAAGAGCTGAAGGAAAAAAATGAAAAAGATTCTGCTGCTAAGCCTGCTACTGATGCTGGCGGCGTGTGAAGAGCGATACCGCTACCACTGCCAAGATCCCGCCAACTGGCAACAAGAGCGTTGCCAACGCCCCAAATGTCTTTTCACCCAAGACTGCCCCGATTACCTCGTAGCCCCCGTATTGGAGAAGCAAAGTGTTCAACAAGCACCCCAAGCCCCAGCGTCTGCTGACCGCTGAAGAGTTCGAAGTCCGCATCTGGGGCTTCGTGGTTGTGGTCGTCACCTTGGTGTTGGCTGGCATCGTGTCGTTCATGCTGTACAGCTTGGCCTACGTGACCCAGCCCATCAAGACCATGGCACCCATGGATCAAGCCTTCGCCAAAATGCTCAACGACATCGTTTTGTTGATCGTTGGGGGTATCGGTGGGGTGATGTCGAAAAAGGGCGTCCAGAGCATTTCTGAGAAGCTGGCAGCGCCCCCACAGCCCCAAGCCGTAGCACCTAGCACTGCCCCTGTGCCTACGGCTTCCACTGGGGGCATGTTTGACTTCAACTTTGGTGGGTTCACGAATCCTGCGTTGGATGAGAATTGGCGGCCAGGCCCACCTCCCACGACCCCCCACGACTACCTCGACCCAGCCCGTGAAGAGATCGCGGCTGAGCGCGCGGCTGCTAAGGAGTGATCATGCCGTTTTACAAGTGGTTGCCCTTCATCTACATCGGCATCTTGGCAGGCACCTATGGCTACGCTCACCACAATGGCTGGCAAGCGCGTGATGCCGAGATGCAGGCCGAGATCGCCACAAAGAACGAGGCAGCGCGTGAAGCCGAGAAAAAGCTCAACGCAGACCTCAACCAAACCACCATTGCATTGCAGGAGGCCAACGATGCCATCACCCAAAAACAAACTGCTCTGGATCGCGCCATTGCTGCTGGCAGGGTGCGCCTCCCCTCAAGTTGCGTACAAGCCAGTGGAAATAATTCCACTCCCGCCGTCGGTGGGAACGCCGCGACCAGCGAATCTGACCGAGAGACTCTCCGACTTATTGCTGAAATCGTCGCCCAAGGTGACCGAAACACCGAACAGCTCAACGCCTGCATCGCAGCCTACAACCAAGTGATGGAGGCTGTAAATGGTCAACGCTGAGCAACTGCAAAAGCTCCACATCGGTGCCCAGTGGCTTGAGCCGCTGAATGAGACCTTTGCCAAGTGGGGCATCAACACGCCACGCCAACAAGCTGCCTTCATTGGCCAGTGTTCGCACGAGTGCGGCAACTTCACCAAGCTCGAAGAGGGCTTGAGCTACAGCGCCGAGCGCCTCATGGTGGTTTGGCCAAAGCGCTTCCCCACCCTTGAGAGCGCCAAGCCCTATGCCCGTAACGGCAAAGCATTGGCCAACAAGGTCTACGCCAACCGCATGGGAAACCGCGATGAAGCCTCTGGGGACGGTGGCCGCTTTATTGGCCGAGGCTGCATTCAACTCACGGGCGCGTCCAGCTACTACCAAGCTGGCAAAGCCTTGGGCGTGGACTTTTGGGCCAACCCTGAGCTGGTTTCCACCCCAAAGTACGCCGCATTGACCGCTGGCTGGTTCTGGGCGACACACAAGTGCAATGAGGTCGCTGAGGATGGTGACTGGGTCAAGTTGACCAAGATTATCAATGGCGGCACAGTGGGCCTTGATGACCGCATCAAACACATCAATCATGCGTTTGCCGTGCTGAGCGCTTAATGCGACAATTGGGCCAAGTGGCGTAAAGGAAATTCATGACTACACCAACACCATCATGGGTGATGACGTATGACTCGCTGACCACCATGGTGCTTCAGTATTTGGAGCGCTCTGACCAAGCGGTTGTCGATGCCATCCCCACCTTCATCACCCTGTGTGAATTTGAAATTGCCCAAGAGATCAAAACCCTTGGGCAATTAACTGTGGCCGACTTTACTTTGACGCCTGCAAACCCTGTTGTGGCCAAGCCTGCGCGCTGGCGCAAGACGGTTTCCATGACGGCCAATGTGGACGGCTCAGCTCAGCCGATCCTGTTGCGCAAGCTCGAATACCTGCGCAACTACTGGCCAGACGACACTCAAACAGGCACGCCGCTGTACTACGCCGACACCGACTATGAGCACTGGTACTTTGCGCCCACACCGAGCGAAGCATTCGAGGTGCAGGTGCTGTACTACGAACGCTTGTCGCCTTTGTCGTCAGCAAACCAAACCAACTGGCTGACACAAAACGCACCCAACGCCATGCTGTACGGCACGCTGTTGCAGGCCATGCCATTCTTGAAGAATGACAGTCGCGCCATCTTCCAACAAAAATATACAGAAGCAATCAACGCTTTGAAGACAGAGGATGCACTCCGCATCGCTGATCGTCAGGCCATCGCCGTGGATTCTTAATCATGACAAGCTATGTAAACCCCTACACAGGTCAAACGATCAGCCCATCTCAGGTGGGCTACGAGCAATTGACCATCAGCACCGACACCGTATTGGAATGGCCAATCAACGGCAATACCGACAGCGTTGTCGCCAACATCATCGAGATCAACGCCACGGTGGCAAGCCTCGATGTGTTCATGCCACCCGCCACGCAGGTGTCAGTTGGCCAATCAACGCTGGTGCGCAACATTGGATCGAATTCGTTCACCATTGTGGACA